CTTATGTAGCTGGAGATCCTTTTGTACCTTACGCAGATACTGAAGCTTTTGAAGATATAGTTATTGGCTGGTTAGAAGGATCATTAGATGTACCTGCAATACAAGCTAATATAGAAGCTGCTATAACAAAAGAAATAACACCAGTAAACGAAGACTTATATTTTACATGGCAAAATCCGGTACCACCAGTGCCGCCCAGTAGAAGAAGTTAACGACGAAGAATAATACGTAATAATAAATGCATACCAAAGAGGTATAAAACCAATGTCAATTAAAACCAAAACCAATGACACTATTTTACCAGACTAATTCGTGGACTAGTCAACCGCAACCAGAAGAAAAAGCCTTAGAAACTTGGAAGCACGCCGCTGATAAAACCAATTGGCGTATTACTCAATTAACTAATGGATTTTTTCAAACCGAAATTAAGCATCCTGACAAAGACGATAGTTGGCAAGATGTGACCAGACGAGAAACACTCGATGGTGCTGAAAGCGCTATTGATGGATCTGTCAATCATTACCAAAGAAAACTAGATTATATATCTGGACCGAAAGTGGTAAAAACATTTAAATAATATCTTATACTTAATTAAAATTTAATCAAATGGAATTCAATTTACCTAGTCAGATTGTAAAAGATCTGAATTTCGGCGATGATGCGCGAAATAAAATTATGTCCGGCGTCTATAAATTATCCGACGCAGTGAAGTCAACATTAGGAGCTTCTGGAAAATGTGTTATATACGAAGACGGAATGGGCAGGCCGGTGATTACAAAAGATGGTGTAACCGTTGCGGAAAGCGTAGTCTTAATAGATCCGGTCGAGAATATAGGAGCTACTTTAATAAAAGAAGCTGCTAGCATTACAGTGAGAGAAGCAGGAGACGGTACCACGACGGCTATCGTCCTTGCTCAATCGCTGCTAAAAAAACTAAACGAATACGATGGCGAAGAACCAATTAGAAATGTTAAAGAAGGAGTTACTCAGTGTGCTAAAGAGGTCATGGATTATCTTGACGACACCAGCATTGAAGTTAAAGGTGAAATGTTACGTCAGGTTGCATATATTAGTTGCAACAATGACCAAGAACTTGGAGACTACATTGGAGAAGCTTATGAAAAAGTTGGAAGAAATGGAGTCGTATTAATGGAGGATTCTCCTACGAATGAAACTTATGTGGAATTTGTAGAAGGAACTCAATTTGCGTCACCAGTTAAATCTCCGCATTTATTAACTGATAAAGAAAAAGGAACAGCGGTATTAGAAAATCCGTATGTTTTAATAGTAAGTTCTACTATACCTAATGTAAGAAGAATACAAGGTATACTGGAGCATGTAATAAAAACTAAGAAAGCATTGTTAATAGTTGCTCCAATGGATCAACAACCTTATGCAACATTACTAGCAAATAAAGTTAAAGGCAATATTAAAGTCAATATTGTAGACTTACCTGGGTTTGGCCCAACTAAAGAAGATGCTGTTGAAGATTTGGCTATCCTGACAGGTGCTACAGTCGTTAACGAAGAGCTGGGTGATGATTTAGACTTAATTGATATTAACGTATTAGGAGAGGCTATAAAGTCCGTTACAGACGCTAAAAACACTACATTGCAAATTAAAGAAGTTACAGAAAGTGTAGCTGAAAGAATTAAAGAAGTAGAAAGAAAAATTGAAAAAGAACAAAACGGCTGGATAAAGAAAAAGCTACAAGAAAGATTATCAATGCTAACTGGTAAAGTTGGTGTGTTATTCATAGGAGCTGATTCTGCAGTTGAGTTGAAAGAAAAGAAAGATAGAGTTGATGACGCATTGCATGCTACTAAAGCTGCATTAGCCGAAGGTATTGTTCCAGGTGGTGGAGTTGCATTATTAAATGCTTCACAAAAAATAGAACATAAAGGAGCTGGGTATGAAATATTGCTTAGTGCAATTACTTCTCCTTACAACACTATACTTAAAAATGCTGGATACGAAGATTTATTAAATCCAAAGCAATACGTTGAAGAAAATAAAGATATAGAAGATGATGGATGGGAAGGCGTTGGAATAGATGCAACTTGTGGTTGCTATAAAAATATGGTTGAAAATGGAATTATAGATCCAGTGCTAGTTACAAAGTCTGCATTAAAAAATGCAATTAGTGTAGCTACTACTATAATATCAACTGATTGTATAATCTCAAACGTAAGGACTCTTGAAAGCAATTAATTACTATATCGTAATAGATAAAATAAAAGAGGCCCCGAAGAAAGTAGGAGGTCTTGAAATAACAGAAAGCCAAAATAAAGACATTAGGTACTTAAAGGCTAGAGTTATAAGTATAGGCGATAAAATAGATTATATAAGAGAAGGTAGTATTATTAGATATGACAAGCATGCAGGCCATGGGATTGAATGGAATGATAAAATGTATTATGTCATAACTATTAATGATGTCGTTTTAGTAGAATGCGACTAACCTCAAAAGATATACGAGAAATGAATTTGTTTAAGTATTACAGGCTTGTTAGAAAATGGGCCTGTAAAACTTATGACATAAAAGACGCGGATCTTGAATTGCTGTTTTATTTGGATTGTAAAAAGCATTTTACACGTAATGATTTTATTGAAGGTGTTTACACATACTCCTGGGATAAAGCTAGATGGGAAAGATTAAGAACTAATGGCTGGATAGATGTTTGGAGCCAAAGAAATAGAACAACAAAAAAGTTTACGGTATACACAACATCATTTAAATGTAAAAATTTAATTAATAGAATATATAGAACACTATTAGCAGAAGAAGATTTACCTACATCGATTAGAAGTAAATTTTATAAAAACAAAACATATACAGACAAAGTTTACAACAAAGCTATTGATGATATGATAAAAGATAAAAACAGATAATTATGGCATTTAAAATGAAACCAAAGTTCGGCGCTTTAGCAAATTCACCTAGATACGCAGTACAAGAAAAAAAAGATTTAGGAAAGTATAATGTTATAGACGACATTGCAGGTAGTTCCCCGGCTAAAAAAGTTGATAAGATGGGGCAAAGAATAATAAAACAAGGCGAAAAAGCTGAAGCAGCTAAAGCTGAGGGCAATGATAAAAAAGCTACAAGACATACAAACCGAGCTAAGCGTATGAATGAAAGAGATACGAAGAAAAAAACTAAACAAAATCTCAAAGAAGGACGCAAAGTTGGAAAAACAACTTTTAACCCGAATTCTCCTGCTAAGCAAAAAGATACCAAAGTATCAGATATACCTCAAGTACTAGAAGAGACTGGTAAAAAAGTTCTTGAAAAAGGTAAGAAAATTATTAAAGACATAGGCAATATAACTTTGTCAAGTAAAGAAAGAAAAGCGTGTAAGAAAAAAGGCGGTAGATTTAAAAAAGGAGTGTGCTACATGCCACAAGCTAAAAAAAATAACTAACAAATAAATATTAAAATGGCAAACAACGGAAAAGGAATTGGACCAAACAGATTAGGAGCAAGCAAACAAGGTAATATGGGGGCAGGATCTGTTCACGCTTGGGATGTATCAGACAATTCAAGTAAAAAGAATCAAAGAGATAACTTCGCTTCTAAAGACGGGCTAAATAGTCCAGCTAAGAATATGAACAAAGGTTACGGACCTATGGAAACTTCTGCTGTAAAGCAAACAGCTAAGCAAAAAAAGAATTTACCAAAACAAATTGTTGACGCAATAGCAGCAAAATCTCCAGCTAAAAAGAATGGTATGAAATATGATATCAAGCAAGCTAGCAATCAAAACCTTTCAGCATCTGCTAGAAAGAATTATGCAGAGAATGCTCAGCACGATTCTAAAAAAGGATATAGATAGTATGGCCTTTAAGCTAAAATCACATTCTGAGGTATTTGGAATACATGACAAAACGTCTCAATTCGGTACTCCTGTCATTTTAAAAGATGACTTGGAAGATGGGGTAGAGGCTGAAGCTAATAGAGATGGAACCATTTTTGTTAATTCAAAGTTATCAGAAAAAAAAATAGAGGATGCAGTCGCTCATGAAAAAGTTCATTTAGATCAAATTGCATCTGGTAGATTACAATACTCAGCAGATTCCGTAACTTGGAAAAAAGATACAAGAAGTCCAGCTAGAGTATATAATAGAGCTACCATGAATGAAGGTCATCCCGATTTTGAATGGGAAGACGAAGCATATAAACAATCATAATTATGGCAATTACATATAGAGGACAAGCTAGTAGATTAAATAAAGAAACTAAAGGTAGGAATCAAGTTGGATTTCAAGACAAATCCGCAGCTGGTGACCGTCAAGGCGTTGGAGGCGAAGACGTGTCTTTAAGTCAAGCACAATCATCTTTTAATAAAAGATTTTCATCACCAAGTAAAAAGAAAAACTTTTATGGTGGTGAAGCTTATTTTGCAGATGGATACGGTGGTGATCTTGCTAGTCCTGCTAAAATTAATCCTATAACACAAAAATCTAAATCATCTCCTGTTAAAATTAACGAAGTTTTAGTAGCAGGTGCGGCATTAACCGGGAAAAAATTTGTAGATGCAAGCGCTGCAGTAGGTGAAATTTTTGAACAAAAAGAAGAACCAAAAGCAGCTAATTTAAGTATGGACGATGTAACTGATCCAGTTGAAACTGATCCAGTTGAAACTGATCCACCAAAAACTGAAGAATAAAACAACTAACTATAATGGGAACAAAAGGAAACAAAAACACACCAATAACAGCAAGAATAAATGCAGGGTTATTTAATCAAAAGAAAGGTATAACAGAACCTGTGCTTAATGTAGGCCCAGCTGGCGTATACGGGAATAATCAAACTAGAGACATTCCGTCGCCAAGCAAGCTAAGAGGCTATTCAATGAAGAAAAAAAAAATTGAATCACCAATAAAGCAAGTAAACACTAATGTTATTACTTTAGGAGAAGATGATCCAGGTACTGGTGGAACACCAACAACTACCATACCAGGAAAAGTAATAAATAATGGGGAAGCTCAAATGTCAAATGAAGATTGGACAAAACTTCTTGCCAATGAAACGCCTGAGGAAAAAATTCAAAGAAATAAAAATGAAGTAGAAAGAGGTGTAAGAGAAGAATCAACAGTTATACCAGGTGATCCAGGTACTGCAGCAAGTGAAGGCGTAGATGAAGTTGATTCAATACCTTTGCAAACAAGAGATAAGATGGATGCAATGTCACCTTGGAGAGTTAGACAACAAAGCAGATCAATTAAAAAATCTGGTAAGGATGTTCGCCAATCTCAAAATAAGCTAGATAAGACCAACAGAAAGCTTGCTGGCATGAATGAAGCAGATAAAGTGGTAGGTAATAGAAGGTATGACAGATTAATGTCTAAGCAAACTGAAAACACTAATGAGCTAGATGCGTTTAATAAAAACATGACCGCAAGAACTAGGCAAACTGAATTAAGCGCAGATCCATTAAGAAAAGGAAAATTTGATAGTGTGGATAGAAACTTTACTAAAGGCGAAATGGAAACTAGTATAGGTGGAGAGCAAGACCAAAGAAATGAAGCACAAATAAAAGCTGATAGAATTAAAAAAGCAGCAGCAGATAAAAAAGCAGCAAAAGATGCAAAAGATGCAAAAGATGCAAAAGACGCAGCAGGGAAAACGACTAACCAAAATTTAGCTAGAAAAACTACTACAAACTTTTTTAATGCTAAATCACCAATGAAGAAAAACTACTTTAAATAATGGCATTTCAACTACCCAAAGGGATTGGCCCACAAGGCTTAGGAATAAAAGGAAATAATGGTTACAGCATTGGATCTCCTGCAAAGAGGTTTAACAAACATAAAATGTACGGGAAAAATGGTGTAGTAGAAGTCGCTAAAACTAAAGAAGATCATTTAGAATTAAAAGAAAAAGGTTACGGACACGAGTCTCCTGCAAAAAAATCTGCAGCTTGGGAACGTAAAGAAGGAAAAAATCCGGATGGTGGTTTAAATCAAAAGGGTGTTGACTCTTATAAAAAAGATAATCCTGGATCTAAACTGCAAACAGCAGTAACAACAAAACCTTCCGAATTAAAAAAAGGAAGTAAAGCCGCTAAAAGACGTAAGTCATTTTGTGCAAGAATGGGTGGCATGGCTGGCCCAATGAAAAAACCAAACGGTGAACCAACAAGAAAAGCTTTAGCGTTAAGAAAATGGAATTGCTAAATGGAATCAAGAGGGCTTGGAGACACCATAGAAAAAATAACCAAAGCAACCGGAATAAAGAAACTGGTAGATAAACTACCTGGTGATTGCGGATGCAAAAATAGAAAAGAAATGTTAAATAAAGCATTTCCATATAAACAAAAACCAAACAATTAAATTAAATCATTATGAGTAAATTAAAAACAGTAGACGTGGATCACAAAGAAGTAAAGTCAATTTCTGAAGAGCAATTAAAAGCATTGCAAGAAACAGTAAATAAACAAAATCAAATACAAATGCAAATTGGTGGAATAGAAGGTCATAAGGCTGGATTAGTATCCCAATTGCAGGAAGTGGTTTCTAAGTTATCTGGATTACAAGCAGATTTAGAAAAGGAACACGGACAAGTTAATATTGATTTAACTACTGGAGAAATTAGTGAGCAAGATGTCCCAGCAAGTAATTAGAAAGATCAGTATTGGGAAGGATTATAAAAATGACGCTATGCACTATGCTGTTGGACAGGAAGTGTATGGCGGTCATACTATAGCTCATATTGTAGAGGAAAAAGAAAAGTATTCTATCTACATTACTAAAAAAGATATGATAATGCCATGGAAGGATTTCAATAAGAACATGTCTATCTCCGTGGAATATGACCTTGCATGGTAAATGCAGAGTGTATTCAATTACCTAGTTGAGCCGAAGGGCAGTAGGACAACTGGAAAAAAAGAAGTAGAAGGAAAAGAATTATTATTAAATACAGATTTACAAAACTTTCAATACTCAAATAGAGTTGGTAAAGTTTTAGGATTACCTTTAGCTAAGCGATACGAAGAAATTAAAGAAGGTGATGAAGTAATTGTTCATCATAATATATTTAGAAGATTCAGAGACGTAAGAGGCAAAGAAAAAGATAGTAAAAACTATTTAAGTGAAAATGTGTATTTAGTTCAACCAGATCAAATCTATGCTTATAAAAGAAAAGATGAATGGAAAGCTTTAAAAGGTTTTGTATTTGTAATGCCTTTAAAAAGCAATGATATTTTTTCAATAGAAGACGAAAGACCTTTAATAGGTATTGTAAAGTATTCTAATGGTGAATTTAAGGAAGAACAATTAATAGGGTTTAGACCTAATTCCGAATACGAATTTATAATAGAAGGGCAGAGGTTATACCGAGTTCCCACCAATTCAATCACAATCAAATATGAACATCAAGGAGACGAAGAAGAGTATAATCCAGGCTGGGCATAAGGCAGTTGAAGAGCTAATTAAAGTAGCCAAAGAAGCTATTGTAGATTCGGGAGATGATATAACAGCAGACAGACTTAAGAATGCTGCAGCAACAAAGAAGCTAGCAATTTTTGATGCTTTTGAAATACTTAACCGCATTGAGGAAGAAGAAAGAATACTAGATAATAAACCTAAGAAAGAAGTTGAAACAACTTCATTTGGCGGGTTTGCTGAAAAAAGATCTAAATAATGTACGAGCAAAGTCTATACGAAGTTATAGAACCTATAAAGCTAACAACCTTATCTAGATTGAATAAAGGTAAAAAGTGGGAATACGGTTATAACAAAGAGCACGATGTAGTTGTTATAAGTAAGACTGGCCAAATAGGAAAAATATATAAGATTCAAAATCTTAATATAGCACTTCCTAAATCACCTGGTAAACTTAGTAAAGCTACAGATAAATGGACACCTGAAGAATATCCTAAACAATTAAAAGGTATTAAAAGTATTTTTGATTGGAGGGATTACCCTGAGGGATTTAAAAAAACTTGGGGGAAATATATAGATGAAAATTTCAATAAAAGAGAACACGGTTTCTGGTTCAATAATAAGGGTGTGGATACTTACATTACTGGTACTCACTTTATGTACCTGCAGTGGTCCAAGATTGATGTTGGGCAACCAGACTTTAGGGAGTCAAACAGACTATTCTATATATTCTGGGAAGCTTGCAAAGCAGATAAAAGATGTTACGGAATGTCTTACCTTAAGAACAGACGTAGTGGATTCTCATTTATGGCTTCCGGGGAAACAGTTAATATGGCCACAATATCAAGTGACTCGCGATTTGGCATATTATCCAAATCTGGTTCTGATGCAAAAAAAATGTTTACCGACAAAGTCGTACCTATCTCTGTCAACTACCCTTTCTTCTTTAAGCCAATACAAGACGGTATGGACAGGCCAAAAACCGAACTTGCTTATAGAGTTCCCGCTTCTAAATTTACAAGAAGAAAACTTGACAGTAATGAAGCCAGAGAAATACTTGCTGGCTTGGACACAACAATCGATTGGAAAAACACAGGAGACAATGCCTATGATGGTGAGAAACTTAAATTACTTGTCCATGATGAAAGCGGTAAATGGGAAAGACCAAATAACATTCTCAACAACTGGAGAGTTACTAAAACAACATTAAGGTTAGGATCTAGGATTATTGGAAAGTGTATGATGGGATCAACATCAAATGCTTTAGATAAAGGTGGAGATAATTTTAAAAAACTATACAACAGCTCTGATGTCACAAAAAGAAACGCCAATGGACAGACTCGCTCAGGACTCTATTCTTTGTTCATACCTATGGAATGGAACTACGAGGGATTCATTGATTCTTATGGCTTACCTGTATTCAACAAACCAAAAAAAGAAACGGTCGGGCCTCATGGGGACGAAATAGACCAAGGAGTAATAGAGCATTGGACCAATGAAGTTGAAGGATTAAAAGGCGATCAGGATGCTTTAAATGAATTTTACAGACAATTTCCAAGAACTGAAGAGCACGCTTTTAGAGACGAAACAAAAAACAGTATATTTAACTTAGCAAAAATATACGAGCAAATAGATTACAATGAAGACTTAGGCAATAGCAATGTATTAACAAGAGGGAGTTTTCAATGGGAAAATGGAATAAAAGATTCTAAAGTAATTTTTTCACCAAATCCTAATGGAAGATTTTTAATAAGCTGGACACCTAATTATAATATACAAAA